GATCTGTACCTTATGCTAGAAAAGTTAGAATCTAACTATAAATAATTAAAAAAAATGGTTGACGGATATCAGTTAGCATCTCAAAATATTAAACTCAATGAGAGAACGCCAACTACACCACAAAAAAATACATCACAAGAAATATTGCGATATCCTATTAAGCAAATAGGAAATCAAGATGATTATTTTAAAATACAGATTATTAAGTACAAACCTCCGAGTTTTCAAAATACTGGAACATTTGCACTTAAAACTACAGAAGATGTATTAAAACAATCTGAAAGCATTAAAACATCCATTGCTACAATTATTCTTCCAATGCCTTCTAATATTCAAGATAATAGTAGTGCAGATTGGGGAAGTGCGACATTAGATCCAGCATCTGCTGCATTGGGGAGGGCAGCATATAATGGGGTTTTAAGTGATCAATTTCTTTCTAGTGTTGCAAATTCAATTGGGAGTGCCTTAGGAAATGTTGCATCACTTATAAAAACTGGGGAAGGTCAAAAATCATTTGCCGCTGGTACTGCTGCTGCCGGTATTAAAGCGGTAATGGGTCAAGGTGACATCACTCAAATAGTTTCTAGAGCAACGGGTCAAGCATTCAATCAGAATGTTGAGTTGTTATTCAATGGTGTAAACATGAGACCTGCATTTAATTTTACATTTGATTTAGTTCCTAGATCAAGAGAGGAATCCGAACGAATTAAAAAAATCATTCGAACCTTTAAGGTTCATATGACTCCTAAAAAAGGCAGAACAGATATTTCAGGTGGAGGACTTTTTGTTGGGGCACCAGATGTATTTAAATTGGAGTATATGAGTGGAGGAGAATTACATCCATTTCTACACACATTTAAACCCTCTGCTCTGGTTCAAATGAATGTTGATTATAATGGATCTGGTCAATATGCATCTTATTCTGATGCTACTCCAGTTCACATGAGATTAACCTTACAGTTCCAAGAACTTTCTCCAATTTATCGTGAGGATTATTTGGATGGAGATGATATTAATCAATTCAAACTTCCAGGAACAGGATACTAATGTACTACTTTAGAGAACTACAAAATTTAGAATATCAATCATTTCTAAGTGATAAAAAATCTTCAGATGAATATCTTTTAGTAAAGAATTTATTTCGTAGAGTTAAACTTAGAGATGATTTAAATAATGTCTTTACTATTTTTGAAAAGTATCAAATATCTGATGGAACAAGACCAGACTTAGTTGCAGAAGAACTTTATGGTAGTAGTCAGTATGATTGGGTGGTTTTAATCACTGCTGGAATCACTAGAGTTAGAGATCAGTGGCCTCTTTCAGATAGACAGATTTATGATTACTCTGAAGAACTTTATGGTGCAGATATAAATTCAATACATCACTATGAGACTATTGAAATTAGAGATTCTCAAAATCGTTTAATTTTACCTGCAGGAAAAGTCGTAGATGCAGATTTTAAAATCTCGTATTTCGATGATGGTAAAGTCTACACTAATGATCTTTCACTCGGAGTGGATGTTTATAACATTCCGAATCCTGTAATTGGAATTAGCAATTATGAATATGAAATTCAAAAGAACAATGAAAAGAGAAGTATTTACGTTCTTAAACCAAGATACTTACAACAAGTATTGACAGACACTAAAAAAGCGATGACCTATAGTGAGTCATCGCAGTATGTAAATGATAAATTAATTCGAACTGAGAATACTAGAGCGTTGGGTTCCTAATCAATCGTCTAGTGCTAGTTTTTTGAAGTATGAGAGATCTGAATCATCGTCGTCATCATCAGAATAGGAACTTGAAGGACTGAGATTGCTAAGTTCATTACGAAGTTCAGATTCTAGTTCACGAGTAGGACCACGGTAGTTTTCCTCATCTTCAACTTCTTCATCAATACGATTAGAAGTCTTAGTACCAAGAACAAGATCTAGACGACGTTTTAGTTCATCATAAGACTTGAACTTATCTGGAGTAACAAATTCCTGAAGAGAATATTCTTTCTTCCAGAGTGCTTCAAGTGCATCATCGTCATCAAATAGTGCTGATGGTGCTGCGAATTCACTTGAATCATAGTTACGATATCCAGCAACATTCTTTGCTTTCAGTTTGAAATTAGCACCAGTCCAGAAATCAAATGGATCAATAGCCTCTTCATCTTCAAACTCTGGTTGCATTGCAGCAGTGATCTTATCGAAGATTTTCTTACCATATTTGAAAATAAAGTTCTTACCTTCATTTTCAGGATTTGCTGGATCTTTGACAACGTAAATATTAGAAATATAAGTTAGTTTACGCTTTTGCTTTCTTGCCTGCTCTTTACCTGCATCAGTACCGTTATTCCAAAGTTGTGTATTATACTCACCTAGAGGATCTTTCTCACCGATAGTAGTTCGACTTAGTTCTAGATACCATCCACCAGGACCTTGGAATCCATGAGAATAGACTTTCACAAATGGTAGATCCTCACCATCAGGGGTAGGAAGAAAGCGGATGACTGCATATCCATTACCGGATTTATCACAGGATAGTTTCCATACACGATCATCAGTTGTACTATTAGAATTATTCATTTTCTCAACTTCTTTCACCAGTTTTTCGGTGAGAGAACCAAGTTTGGATTGCTTTTTAAGATTTGCAAAGTTAGACATAAGATTTTTTTGGATTAATTGGATTTGTTTGGATTACTTGGATATCATACCAGAGACTCGCTCAGAAGTCAAGCGTCCTCTTGAGGTAATCGATGGTCTTAGATATGTTACTAAAAACAGTATTCATGTCAATGTTTGATGGGTATCCCAACATAGTCATTGACGTATGAATATTCTCTCTCATCTGAATTGCTTTAGGGTCATCAGACAGAGACAGTCGAGTATACATGATTCGTTGCTTTTCTAGCAAGCAACTCAATGTATCGATGTGCTTCAATCTTTGATCACGAGAGTTCAACAGATTGTATAAAGGTAAATCTAAAATTTTATTCTGAAGTTCTTGAATTTCATTCAATTCCTCTTGAATAATATCGGAATCAAAAAAATTACTCATAAACAATATCTCTCAAAAGTTTTTTATATTGAAACACATCAATATTTATGAATGGTTTGTATTTGTGAATTTTTAAACTTACAGTTTCCCAAATTGGATCTAAAAGTTTCTTATCAAAATCTTTTGAAAAATTTAAGATTTTGTCGTAAATGACTAAGTTTTCTAAGTATAGACTTCCGCTTAGATACTTTTTGAGTATTACTGGATGACCCTTGATACAACTCAAAGCATCGTCTAATTTTGTCTGAGAGAACAATTCTGCTGATTGCTCCTTGAATAAGTACGTCAAACTTTGCTGACGTTTCATCCATTCGATGTAATTTTTTTCTCCAGAATTGATAATTTCTCCAATCCATAAGTTACCTGAATTATTTGAGGAAACAAAGTTTGAAACAAAAAAGTCAACAATTTCTTTGTCTTTATATTTTCTAGATACTTTTTCGAAAAAGTATCTATCGCTGCGTTTATGATACGAGTCTAATGATGCTCTAACCTTTTTATTATATTTAAAATAATCGTATTTTGGATTAGTGAAATGTGATTTAAGTGCAAGATAATTGCAAAAAACTTGAAAAGGTTCCATCAAAATGGTAAACGCGCTTTCGAACTTCGTTTCATAAAGTTGAGATTAATTGCATCATTTTTTAGACGTTCCTTAAGAGTCACAATACATTATAATTGCTTCAATGTAATTTACCTGTTCTAATGCAACAAGATTTTCAATTTCTTGAGCAAACTTTACTGGAGTTAGAAATTTACTCTCGATAACTTGTTCTAGTTCAGTTGTCGGTTCCATATATTCGATTTTGATATCTAAAAATGCTTCTAGTGGATTTCTCATAAAATCACGAACAATTATTTATTATAGGACACTGAACATCTGGCGTCAAGCACTCATAAGTTCTAAACGATCGTTGACAAATTTTTTAATATATTTAACTACTAGTTTCATATATTTGTCAAAGTCTTTTTCCTCATATACTACACATTCACCATTTTCACATGCCATGATAATGACAAGTTTTTTAATTCTAGTTCCAGTCATTTCATAGTATGCCATACCATAAAACATTGCCTGAACAAAGTAATTTTCAATCCAGTCTCTAGGTTTTGGTTTCTTGGAAGTTTTAAAGTCAATAACAGCAAGTTCTCCATTATATTCAGCAATACAGTCTGTTGTTCCAGCAACACCTAAATGTTTGCTAAACAATGCTCCTTCCAAGCAATGAATGTTGTTGATATTATTCAGTTCTGGTTTTGAGATCTTAAAAAGAAAGTCTGAAAGAGGTTGAACAGAAGGAAGATCCCGATTATAAAGATAGTTCTCTACAAGAGAGTGCATATCTGTTCCACGACTTGTTGCCGCTTTTGTGATGCGATCTGCTTCTTCTTCACCAACTCTATTGCGCCATTTAACAAAGATTTCTTTATTAAAATGACTAGTCACTGAAGTAATGGAGACCATCTTAAGAAGTTGGTCTCCATCAGGAATTGAATAATATCTTACATTATCTATAGTTGTTCTTTCCAGTTTGGGAAGAATCACATCAATATGATTAAACATTAAATTACAGTCCTAATGATTTTTTAGCGATTACAAATTCACGAACTAAGTTTGAGCGAACAATATCATCAACACCAAATTCAATTTTTTCAAAGGATGGCATTGCTTCAATTACACGAATAAAATCAATAATACCAGTCTTTTCACTTTGCTTGATCAAATCACTTTGCTCAATATCACCCGCGAACATAATTTTAGTATCTTCACCACATCTTGAAATTACTGAAAATGATTCATGACTAGAAAGATTTTGTGCTTCATCTACGATAACAATGGCATTGTCAAGAGTGACACCACGAATAAAAGAAGTACACCAAAAAGAAATTGTATTTTGTGCTTTTAGATTTCCATATAACATTTCAAAGTCGGCATCAGAAGGCATCTGAAACATGTACTTTACCATGTTCTTATATGGTATTTCGAAAAGAGTTTTTTTCTGATCCTCATCACCAGGCATAAAACCAATTTCTCTTGTTTGAACCAATGACCTTACGATATAAATCTTTTCGTAAGGTGTTCTTTCATCGAGAACTTCTTTTAATGCTTTATAAAGTAATATAAATGTTTTACCAGATCCTGGAACACCGTGAGCGAAAATATTTTTTCCCTCATCATAATAATTGTATAATAACTTCTGATTTTCAGTGAGAGGTTCAATATCAATTAGGTAATCTAAACTAATTGTTTTTTTACGCTTCGCTTGACGAGTAGTAAGACCAACACCGATTGGTTGATCATTCGTCCTTCTTTTTCTTGCCATATTAGAGTTTTTTTACAGTTGATCCCGGCATTTTGCTTGCTTTTGACAAGACTTCGTTCCATGAAGGGTGTTTAGAGGTTAATTTATTCCTCCAATCACCCACTTCACAAACATTCATTTGAGTTGGAATGAGGGGTTTGAGATGAGGATTTTCTTTGAGATATGGTTCTTTTTCTGCCATAAGCATCCATTTCTCAAAAATTTCACCTGTTTCTGTATTTTCAAATCGGTAAGTGGGCAATTTTAATCCTCCATTTTATATGAAATTATTTAGATTAGGGACTCAACCTAGCACGATACAATCTTTTATCTTCATAATACTTCCAAACATTTGGAGACCATTTTTGAAGTTCTGGAGCAATTGCATCGCAAAGTGCTTGAATTTCAATTTGGGCATCAAGTTTAGAACGAAGATCCATAAAGTGAAGAACTGAACGAAGATTAAATGATACTACAAAGTTCTGACGAATTGCCTGAGGAAGATAATCACGAATATGCTCTTCACACATACCCTGCTCATAGTAATCAGCGTACTCCTCACACTCACTCAAAATGCGCTCTAACTTGCGTTGTCGGTGCTCTTCGGTCCATTCATACTTCTTACCCTTACGGTTAGTATAGAACCCCTCAGGGCGTACGTAGAAGACTTCCTCAACATCAAGTTCACGCTTAGCAACTTTAAGAACACGCTTTCCAGTGTAACGCTGAGACTGAACATCCCAACTGGTTCCAATACGATGAGTTCTTGCCTGAACGATAACATTATGAACAAATCCAGCACAAGAAAAAGTAATACCAGGATGCTCAATTGGACCCCAATGCCCCCTCTCATTAGCGAGCAATTGTTCAACAATCCACTGACCACATTCGTGATGGTTGGGAACTGGAACATTATGAATTGGAACTTCAGAATAATCACCCTTTCCTGCTTGCCAAATAACTTGTTCTGGGATTGGATAACCCTGAAGTTTTACAACTTCAAGTCTTTTATCCAGTTCAAGAAGGTCTTTTGCTTTAATAGGTTTCATTTCTTTCCAAATCCTTTTGATGTTTTTGCTTCTAGGTCTGCGAGTTCCTGTTTTACTACTCGCAGTTGTTTTTTCATTTCAATAAGTTTTTCTTCAGGATATAAATGATCTTGTTTTGTAAGTTTCTCCAGTAACTTTACAAGTTCCCTCGCTCTAGTCATATAGTTCACTGTCCTCGAAAATTTCATCATAATCTGTAATTAGTGGGGGTGATACATCCATCTTTAGATGTTTAATCTCATTCTTATAAACTTCTGACTTTAGATTATCTAAAAGAAGTTCCATATTTCGAATAATCAACTTCACTTTCTCTAAATCCATTCTCACCTCACGTGACTTCAAAATGAATATACTACACTGACCCCCGATCTGTCAAGGGGTCATCGAAAAAAAAACCTAGAGATTTCTCTAGGTTTAAACAATCAACTTTTTCTTTTCTTTTTTTCAGGTTTAGAAAATCCCCATAGTTTAGGATTTATTCTTCCATACCCCCAATCAATATTGCGAATAACTGATCCTAAATTATCATAATACATATCAAAAATACTTGATCTCTTACTTGAACGAGTCAAGTCATAATGAATCTTACCATTAATCTCATATGTCACAATATAAGCATCATTGGGAACATTCTTATCCTTTGCTTCTTCTAACGTGCAATTTTGCTTTAAAATTTCACACCCATATTGAGACTTAAACAATTCCTTTTCTTGTGCGGTCCAAGAATGATTTGAGTCTGATTTAGGTTTATCTTCCATCTTCGGTTTTTCTGCAAGTTTTTTACCCATTATATGAACTCCAAAAAATTATGAACGTCCACCCCACTGAATATCAGGGTAAGCTTGAGCAACAATATCCATTGTAATTTTATATTTTTCACTTAGTCTTTTATCTTTGACAAGACATAAAATTTCTGCTTCAAGTGGATGAAGACCCTGAAGAATATTAATAAACATAGTTTCTCTACGAAGAGAACTTAAACTGTCGTTACCACCTTTAATAAAGTTATAAAATCTCTCATATTCTTTACGAATAGATGAGAATCCTTGATCTTGTGAACCTAAAGAATTGCTTCCAAGTTCACCCATTTTTGCAACTGCATCTCCAATTTTTTCAGATACAGTACCACTAAAGGAATTCTGTTCACCCACACTAGAATAAGGAACCTCTCCAGGGGGGAGAACTGAAATTACACTTTCATCAAAGTTCCAAATAAAAATTGCTTTAAGTGATGGATGTTCATACTTTTGTAGAACTTCCACTTTTTTTGCATTAGTTCTTTGTTTTGATGCCAGTTGAAGAACTTCAAATGCAAACGGATTTGCTGGAAGATCTTTCATTACAGGTTCTACAGGTTTTGCTGTAACCGCTTTAGATTTTACTGCTACGGGTTTCTTTTTTGCTGATGTTGCCATATAAAAAAATAATTTACAATTTAGTTATTCATCGTCATCGTCATCCATATCATCATCTAGAAAGTAATCAGGATTAAAACTTACTGCAACTACTTCATCTGCAATTACGTTTCCATTACCATCAAAAAATTCTGGATGTAGTTTTGGTTTGTCTTGATAGTTCATCATGTATTCTCTAGTAACCCAACCAATCACAAGACCAATAATGAGATATAATATAGCCAAGAAGGAACCAAAAACTAAACTAACTGCTAACATGTTTTTTCTCCTGAGGGAAACTATTTTTTCCTGGATTGAATAAAAAATTCAAAATAGATAGTAAATTTCCTTTTAAATAAAGAAACTATCTTCTTATGAATAATACGAAACGGTTGAGTTTGTTTTGTTTTACCTCCATATAATAAAACTTCAACTCCACGATTACGATAATCTTCTTTTTTATTTAGGTATTCAGGTCTTGATGACATGGTGTTCCTTGAGGAATTTGATCGTGTCAGTGCAACCACCTAACTTTTTATTATCGCAAATAACTTGTGGAAATGTGGAACCTTCTCCAAATTCAGAATAGAATTCATCTTTAGTGAAGTGCTCATCAAGATTATACACCACGTACTTGCTTCCTGTCAAATCTAAGACTTGTTTTATTTTATAACAATATTTACAATCATTTTTGGTATATACTGCAAAGTTCATAGTAATTATAGGATTTATATTAATTTATTGATGTTTTGTATGACCATATGATACCTTTAGCATCTCAGGAGTTCATTATTTCAATATCTCACATTTTTTTATTTCCGAAAAAGTGAAATATTTTAATCTCAAAAATACAAATACTTGGATATTATAAGATATTTTAGGTCAGTTTGTCAAGGGGTTCAAAGAGCAAAGAGTGCTTGTCTTGCTTCTTCAAATTTAGCATCTGCTACTGCTTCTTTTTCTGCTTTGAGAACCTCATCGGTTTCTTGATGTGCTTCTTGGCGAAGAGTTTGAGATTCAAGAAGTGGAGTTTGTACTGAATTGAATTCCTCTTCAGTTAAGACCTGAACAACCTTTATCGTCTTGTCGTGTACATCAAAAACATCGGCAACAGGAGTACTATCAGGAACTATAGATAGACAAACATCAATTCCATTTTCATCTTGCATCCATATTTTTACATCAAGACCAGGAAATTCTGCTTCAGGATGTCTCTTTTCGACTGGGTTATCTTCACAGCAATAATTACCTGAGTGTGTATAAATCCAATAGTGCTTAAGATATTGCATTTATCTATGAAAGTTTTTAAATATTTATATTACAAGTATTAAACCTATTCTCACCTGAAAAGTTCTAATAAACCAGGCACCTTTATTTATGTCTAATTAACTCCATATCTTCTTAAAATCTCTTGGTCTTCTTCTTCTTTTGTTTTTTCTCCTTTTACCGTTGCCCACGAGACAATTGAATATCTCACCCCACTTTTTATCGGCGTCACTCCATGTAAATAATTTTGATCTGAAGGAAAACAAACCATCATACCTGGTTTTGGTCTTATTTGAATATGAAGATTTGGAAATATTAATTCACCACCTTCAAATTCATCATTAATATAAAAAATTATTGAGAGGTCACGACATGTTGATCGTCTCCAAATCTTATCACCATTAGGAGCAATCCACAAGGACCTACCATCAATGTGAGGACGATAGTGACCTCCAATACCATAAGAAAGTACCTGCGGTATTTCACTACTATTCACTTCTACTTGATAGAAAGGATTGATGATATTTTTGACTGTGTTGCGAAAAAGGTCTTCAATCTTTGGATATAGAGAACCCATAGGAACAATTTGAGTGTCTCTGGTTTTTTTGTCTACAATCCAGGATGTTTTTCCAGTTGCATTTGTTTTGTCTGGATCAAAAACAGATAAATCTTCTGCTGGTGAAGATTTGATATGAGCGATTAGTTCTTGAAGACCTTCTGGATTAATAACATTAGGACGAATGAGAATATAAGATAATGGATTTTCAATCATAATATATGTTGTTTTGACTATTTATTGTGGTAGTCCGTTTGCTGCTGATCGATATCTAGAAGAACTTAATGGATCCCTTACTGATGCTGTTGCTGTATCATTAGAGTAATCTATACGATATATTGTTGATACTGAACCAGGTAAACCACCACCGAAATAACAAAATAATATTATGGATAATTTTGGATTGGTGAGTTTGCTATTGTTGGTCTATCAATCGCAGAGAATCCGTTTGCTCTTGCGGAGGATGCTGCCAAAAAAAATCTAGCAACACTTAATGATCCTCTTACTGATGCCGTTGCGGTATCATTGGAATAATTAATGCGGTCTACTGTTGATACTAGACCTGAAGTATAACCACCACCAAAGTAACCATAAGAACTATTACCTGTTGCTGATAAAGCATATCTAGCAACACTTAATGGTCCTTTTGGTGATGCTGTTGCTGTGTCATTAGAATAATCTATACGGTCTACTGTTGATACTGGACCAGGATTACCACCACCGAAGTAACCATAAGAACTATTACCTGTTGATGCTAAACCATATTTAGCAGCACTTAATGGACCCTTTGGTGATGCTGTTGCTGTGTCATTAGAATAATCTATACGATCTACTCTTGATACGGCAGTATAACCACCACCAAACCACCCATAAGAACTATTACCTGTTGCTGCTAAATAACCCCTAGCGGCACTTAATGAACCCTTAACTGATGCTGTTGCAGTATCATTGGCGTAATCTATACGGTCTACTCTTGAATATCCTGAACCACCACCAAACCACCCATAAGAACTGTTACCTGTTGCTGCTGGATACTTTCTACCAACACTTAATGGTCCTCTTACTGATGCTGTAGCAGTATCATTAGAGTAATCAATACGGTCTACTGTTGATGTTGCAGTAGCACCACCACCACCAAAATAACCATAAAAACCATTACCTGTTGCCGCTAAAGCATATCTAGAAGAACTTAATGGACCTTTTAATGATGCAGTTGCTGTATCATTAGAGTAATTAATGCGGTCTACTGTCGAAGATGATGGACTAGCACCGCCACCAAAGTAACCAGTCTTGAAGGTTTCTACAACACCAGTCGCAAAGTTGGTTGCTGGACTTGGGGTTGCTTGAATTAATGTTAAACTAGTTATTGCATTTGCTTTGGCACTTGATGCTGCTAATTCATATCTAGCAGCACTTAACGGTCCTTTTGGTGATGCTGTTGCTGTGTCATTAGAATAATCTATACGGTCTACTGTTGATACTGGACCAGGATTACCACCACCGAAGTAACCATAAGAACTATTACCTGTTGCTGATAAAGCATATCTAGCAAGACTTAACGGTCCTTTTGGTGATGCTGTTGCGGTATCATTAGAATAATCTATACGGTCTACTGTTGATCTTGGACCAGGATTACCACCACCAAAGTAACCATAAGAACTATTACCTGTTGCTGCTAAACTATATCTAGCAGCACTTAATGGCCCCTTTGGTGATGCTGTTGCTGTGTCGTTAGAGTAATCTATACGGTCTACTGTTGATGCTGCTGGATTACCACCACCGAAGTAACCAAAAGAACTATTACCTGTTGCTGCCAATCGATTATTAAAAGAAAAATTTAATGGTCCTTTAGGTGATGCTGTTGCGGTGTCATTGGAGTAATCTACACGGTCTACTAGTTTTGCAGATCCTGGACCAACACCAGCAGCAAACCAACCATAAGAACTATTACCTGTTGCTGCTAAGGCATATCTAGCAGCACTTAATGATCCTCTTACTGATGCTGTTGCGGTATCATTGGAGTAATCAATACGATCTACTGTTGATACAATAGCAGGAGTAAAACCACCACCAAAGTAACCATAAGAACTGTTGCCTGTTGCGGCTAGAAGACTTCTAGCAAGACTTAATGGTCCCTTTGGTGATGCTGTTGCAGTATCATTAGAGTAATCTATACGATCTACTGTTGATCTGGGACCAACACCACCACCAAAGTAACCATATTCCCAAGAAACATAAAAAGGACTTGGTTCTAACCACACATCACTCTTAACGGACCAATATCCAGCATTTTGCCTTTCTCTTACATCTAAAAGTGCAAATATTCCTCTGGTATTAGTTATTGCCATTTTTTTAAATACAAACTCTCAGGATACTTCCAGTATTCCAGTTTATTATACTTATTTAGAATATAAGGAGACAACACATCTTCAGGTTTCTTTGAAGTCTTTTTGACTTCTTTTCTTACATAATGCATATCTTTAAGATACCACTGATCGTCATTCTCACGATGATTATTTTCTACATTCTTAAAGTTATGATCGTAGTAATCCATCTCTAAAAAGTCATAAATTCTTCTCATTGTTTCATCAGGAGTATTCACTAAGTCATTATACTCAACCATTAGTAAATGGCGAGTATCATTCTTGATAAATGCCTGACTTTGTGCCCACAATGCTTGCTCCACAATCCCATCATCACTCATCAAATACTGACAACGATTATCATCATCCACAGTCACACCTTTCTCAATCAGGTGCTGGTCAATAAATGAAACCTGGTCATCATTACGATGTACCAATGTAATAAAAGATGTAAGAATCTCTGCAATGTCTCTTACAGGACAAATGATTTTTGGATTTGGTGTAATATATGTTTTAATTCTTTCAATATTATTTGACCACGCACGACAATGATCTATAATCACTGGTTCTTCACGATCAAAATAATAATTCTCAATATAACTACTGATAATCTTATAAGCACTTTTTGGTTTTGGATATCCTAGATATTGCTCACTCTGCTTTAAATATTCCTCAGTATGATACATCAATTCCATTACAGGACTAACTGGATTTGCGTGAATATTTGGATTTTGATCTAAAATACTTTTGAGTAATGTACTTCCTGATCTTGGAAGTCCCGCCATAAAATGATAAGTCTTATTCATATACATTTCAAAAATTTTTCAAGTGTTTCGGGTGATACTTTAAAGGTTTCTCTTAATTGTTTTTCATTTGGATTTTGATTATGCCACCAAACTTTTCCATCAGGTTCAATGGTATAATCTACTGGTTCTAACAAAAGATAAGATCTAATCTGTTTTTTATCTGTAATTTTTACAACATCATTTCCGAACCAATTATAATATTGTGTTGTAGATACAATCGTAGGGATGTGTGTATAGTTTCTCAAATATGTTAGAGCATATAGTCTTGATGTTCCCGCTGGTCCTGCCTGTATATCTTTTTCGTTATGAATTACAATACGAATTGGGTCAATGTGATTTGTATTATCTATATGCTCTAGAATTGCTTGTAAAAATCCACATTGATGTTTTATATGATTTGGATCATTAATCCACTGGTCTCTTCCATCATCAGTAATTTTATTTACTGGAAAGTTCGGAACATAATATGCTTGATACATCTTACCACTCCTTGACTGGATTGAAGAAAAATAACTGAACTAATCTGCCGTTTTCTAATGAGTCACCGAAGTTGAAATTATGAGAATGCCAAAGATGAGTACGAAACAATACTAATCTATTATATCTCATCGGACACAAAAAATAACGGGTCCACTTTGATCGATCAAGTCCATCACCATATACAGTCGTCCACCAACATTCTTTATAAGTTGGATATCCATAAAACTGTGCTTCTTCATCAGTCTTTGGAATGTTTTCTGACTGAAGAGTATTATGTTTCCAGAATGACGTACCTCCTTCATCAACACAATCTTTGGGATCAGACATATAAATCACAGCACCCCATTCCCAAGATGGATCGACATGAACATCTTGTTTATGAGTAGAAGTTGCTAATGAAATGCGAAAATATCCATTCTTATCTGCTGGAATGAGTGATTCTTTGACTAAATCCTCAAAAGACTTATGAATATCTTGAGAATAATAAGAATCTTCTGAATTTCTTCCTGGATATGTATAATCGTCTGTTGGATCTGGGTATTTTGCTTTCAGTGCAAACTCTCTTACTTCTTGTGGATTTTTATAGAAATCATCCACAACAATAATATTTTGATGCATGATGTAAGGTATTTTGATTATTTATTGTAATAGTCCATTTGCTGCTAATAAACATCTAGCATGACTTAATGCACCTCTTACTGATGCAGTTGCTATATTATTAGAGTAATCAATTGTTGATAATGAATGAATAACACTATCAAAGTAACCAGTATGTGGAGTTTATATAGTACCAGTTTCAAAGTTTATGAGTTCTCGTGGTGTCGATAACCACACATTACTTTTAACAGTCGAGTTATTACTCAACTGCTCATCTTGAACCTGTTTGAGTCTAAATACCCCTCTCACATCAGACATTTTTTATCAACAACTTCTGGTATAGCATTGAGTTATTTATTTTATTACCAAAACCAGATCCATAAGAATGCCAATAATCTGCCTTAAATATCACACAACGATTATATTTTACAAACACATTTGCATATTCTTCCCATTCATTCTTATCACTCACATCAAAGGACTTGACAATATCATTCATATTCTGCCATCCATTAATCTGGCAAGCATAATCATTTGGAAAACCATCAAGTCCTGTTTTTTTGTGACTATAAAAACTTATTCCTTTTTTCATCACACAATCAGGTGGTAACGTTAAGTAAACCACTGCAATCCAGTCACAAGCAGTATTCGCAGTAACTGAATTTACAGTATTCTCAAACGTCACTTCATTAAATGCTTCTATGATTTCTACGGGACGACTCAAAATATAAGAAAGTTTTTGAGTCGTCTCTTCCGTTATCATACATTGCTTACTAAAGAAACTTTGATGATACTGATGAGCAATATCATAGAAGTCATCAATAATCATAAACTTTTGATTCATCAGTTACCTTCCAGTTTCTTCTGCTCCGTAGGACTACCAGTAATCATACCCAGATTTTCACCAGTAACTTCTTGAATTCCAGTGAGTACTTTTCTCTGTAGATCATTTAGGAACTCCATCTTTCCCTGTGGACTTTCAAGAAGTTTATTGAGTGGTAGATATCCTTCTGGGAGTTCATTTCTCTTATCTACAATTGCAGGTGCAGAAGCACGACGCATACTATGAAGATTACCAATTGAAATACCAGTTTGTGCTGCAACCATTTCGTCCATTGCCTGGTCTGCAAATCTCCTCTCCCAATATAAAGCATCATTATCAAGAAACTGTTGACGAGTCACTGGTTGTCCACCATTCTGCTCCACAAGTTTAGCAAGAATCTTATCCAAATGCTCCATTTGATGTAGACGGTCACGGATCTCAAGTTCACAAGATTTGAGATAATGCGTCAGGGAAAGTTCATCCAAATCAAACCAACACAATTTCTTTGAACCACCACCAGGACCAGATTCTTCCCAGAAGATTGGTTGAGTTCTATCTTGGTCTTTCCACTTGTATTCAAACTCACGAACCTTTTCTTTCATCTCGATGAGTTTATACATATACCCTTCTGCCATTTGTCTTCGTGATTTAAGAGTATTTTCAAAAGCAGCAGGAAGTGTATGAGTATCAAGAAGAGCAAACTTTTCTAACTGAAAATTAGTTCTGCCCTGTGCGAGTTCTTTATCACTTTCTTCCCATTTCAAGACATTTGCAAATGCTTTTTGAAGATAATCTTCATCCATTACTGCCTGTTGTGCTGAAATAGGTTGATAAGACAGTGAAGTATTTTCAGTAGTCATGATTTCTCCATTCATTGTAGAATTGTGTCTTGCAAAAAATAAACCACTAGTTTCATTATATCTAACTATTTTATATATGATGAAATTTTTAGTGGTCAAATAAGATTTTAAATTATCTAAAGTTTTATCGGTCATATCATTATGATATTCACCAACAATGGTTTCAATTTTTTCAATTGATTTTGAATTCATTAAAATATCATATTCACTTCCTTCA